TACTCAGGCACAAGGGCGTTGATCCAGTGCTGCTCTCGTTCGATAAGCTGCTCTTTCTCTGGTACAACCTCAAGCATGTGTACCTCAAACGCAGCCTCGCCATACTTTTTGAAGGAACGCTGCAAGTAGGCAGCATGGTGCTTGCCTTGTCGCAACTGATGAAGATGAAGCCTCCACCGCGCCGCGATATTCACTGCACTTCCAACGTACCGTTTGCCTACTTGCATGTTCACAATCTCGTAAATCCCTGAAACGCTCAGATCACTCTTTGCTCTGCTCATGTGTTTTCCTTACCTTTCAATAACTCTTCCACATGAGCAGTATAGCATGAAAACGTTTCAGCGTCAATAGCCAGCGACTACGCTTTAATAGACACTTGGCGGAACAATGCCGGCCAAGAGTCCCCAGCCTCCCTGCCACTGGTTGACCAGCACCTCATCTGTGAGGTAGGCCCAACCCCACTGTTGCGGGTTGGCAATCGTGGGTGGGTACTCGACGAAGGTGTAATCCTGGTTGACCATGACGCGGAAGGGCGGATCACTCACGCCTGATGGCAGTGGGAACGGCACGCTGAACGACCCCGCCATGATTTGCCCCTGCGGCAGGTAGGGCAGCGTGCAAACCTGCACATACGACTGCGTGACGGGGTTCAGGATGGAACCCACGGCCTGCCCGTAGACGAGATTATCTACCTCGCCGCGGCGCGGCGCGGTCATGACGCGGAAGTTGCTGGCATTGCCGATCAGCTGCGCCAACGTCTCGCCCTCAATCGGGCTGACAAACAGGTGACTAGGGTTGGCCCGTGCCTGCCCGTACATCAGCCGGAAGAGCTTGAAGAGGTCGGTCAGCGCAAGCAGGCCAGATGAAGCTGCGGGTTGCGTGATGACTGAGGACATGCCTTGCTCACCAACGGACGGGGCAGATAGGCTGTTCGGATTGGCATAACAGAGCGCAATTGCACCGTTGAACAGGTTGGTCGAAACCGTCGCGCCGTTTGTGGAAGGTGGATTCGCGCCGGTTGTTGGCGCAACCTTGAGCGTCGTGGTGATACTCATGTTGCCTACGTAGTCGGTAGGCTGCGTTGGAAGCGCACCGGAGAGGAAGTCGGCAGCCACACAGATGAACATGTTACTGTTTGTGGGCTGGGTCGAGCCTGCGCCGATGTAGACGTTGTAGCCGGTCGCAAAAGGCTGGCCCTGGAACGTGATGGCGACGGAGCCAGTAGAGCCAGTCACAGGAACCGAGGCGATGGCCGATGGTGTGGTTTCCCCATTTGCCGAAACTGCTGTGACCTGCACCCAAATGGTTGCGGTAGCCAAGTTTCCACTAGAGGCGGAAGCGACCAGGAGCGGGGCAGGCGGTGCGTGCAGGCTAGACGCGCCATTGATCAACCAGTTCTCTTCTTGCAGTTTCAGCGCGTAGAGCGTGTCCAGTTTGGCACGCGCCATCAGGTCTCCCTCAAGAGCGCGTGATCTCCACTGGCTCTGGAAGGTTTGCGTCTGTGGCTGCCAGATGGTCTGGTAGGTGCTTTGGAAAGACTGGATATTGTACACGAACGGGTTCATCGAAGTTTGCCCATCCGTTGATCCGCCGAGTCCTGGCTGGCCGAATGGGCCACTATTGATGCTGCTGTAATAGAACAGCGACAGCACAGACTTCCAGTGTTCGATGTCCGTGCCGCGTCCAACCACGCGCGGGATCATCTGTGCAAAGGGAGCCTCGGTTGGGTAGATGCGGATCGATGGCGTTTCCAGCACATACGGTGTGAAGCCCGTTGACGTGCTGATGGCACGCTGGATCGAGGCTTGGGTCTGCGCCACGGTATCGGCATTCAGTTTGTTCAAGAACGAACTGATCTGGTCGCGGGAAATCACCGCGCCGGAGTTGCGCACGGTGTCGGGAGTCTCCAGCATTGTGCCTGGACGATATTTATTGAGCGTCAGGTCGCTATCGGGAATACCATGTGGGTTGCTGCTCGTGGCATCCCGCATGATGGCATCTGGCTGGCCTTCTTTGGCTGCCACTGCTTTTTCGAGATCAGCGAGGCGCTTTTCGTAGTCTTGTTCGGACATGAATTACTTTCCTCCATTGGCGATGCTCTGCACGAGCATGTTCGCCTGAACTTGTTGGTCACGGTCGCGGATAATGCCCTGCTTGATGAGCAGTTCCACAAACGGAGCGTACTGCGCCGCAAGGTGCTGCGGCGAAAACTGTTGGGTCGGTTGCGGGGCGTACTGCCCACGCAGGGAGCCGGTGTTCACCACAGGCCCGCCAGTGGAGGCGCGGTTTGCGTAGGACTCGGTTGTCTCCTGTACCTTCGTCAAAACGGAGCGTACCTCAGTCAACTCGGCCCTCAAACCTGAGACTTCATCCAGGCGTCGGGTAATGTCGGCGATGTCGGGTTGATCTAGTTGCGCGAGACGCGCTGAAACGGCGTTGAGGCGTGTCACCAGGGGCTTGAGCGTGCTGTCCACCGCCTCCTTTGTCGTGCGAGTAATGTCTGCTTTGGCGGAGGCCAGGATGAGGACAGCAGAGCCGTCTGCCATCTGCTGCACGCCTTTGCCTCCATCGTCGTTATCGGTATCAAGCTGCGCGTCACCGATGTCGATGTCGCCATCCTGGTCAGGATCAAGCGCGAGGCTGACCTCCTGGCACGCGGGACACCCACAGAGGTCGGCGCTGGTTTTGGCACTCTGGAGGCTGCTCATCGCCATCTGGTGCATCTTCTCTGCGTTGGCAGAACTGATGGCCTTGCCAGCGCGGGTGTCGTCGGGCTGCGCTAGCGCCTCCTGCTCCTCGCTCCTCGTGCGCCCCTCCAGCACGTCGGTCGCCTCAAAGGCGTCCTCGCCTGCGGCGCGGATAATCTGAATGGTGGCGTCGGGGTTCGACGGATTATCGACCAGGGACAGTTCCACGAGGTCATAGCGGAGTAAGACGGGAACCTCTTCCCCGTCAATGGTGCGCTTGCCCCACACGCCATTCTTTGCGCCCACGGACGCACCGATCAGCGTGCCATCGAGGATTTTTGCCCAGGTGTCATTTGCGCCATTGCTGATGCGCAGCACCACGTCGATTGCTTTCTCGTTGTTGCGCGCCACCCACTCGAAGGCGCGGCCAACGGCTTTGGGCGCGTGCATTTCACGAATGTTGCCGTACCAGTTGCCAAAGGACTGCTTTGACCCCTCAAAGTCGAAGACTGTGCCGTAGGTGTCTAGCGCCTCTGAGGTGGCGCGTACCGTCACCTCACGCTTTGCCGCATCAACGCGCACAATCGGCGCGAAGAAGGAAAACTCTGTCGGCTGGCTGGCCTGACTGCGCAGGATATCGGGCTGCTCGGCGCGATCTTCGTGCGCGTGGTCATGGTTGGCGTCACCGTCGTGGGGATGTTCGTGGTCATGGGTTTCGTCTCCACCTTGAGAACCAAAGGCCGGATGCGCGTGGCTGTGCGTTCCCTTAAAAGGTGCGTGTGAGCCGTTGGCGCGCACAATGACTGGCACGGCGTGGCGATCCTCATTGCTGCCATCGTCTTTCTCTTCCTCCTGCCACGCCTTCGGCAGCGTCAAGCCTTTGCGTCTGGCAATGGCAATAGCCTTCTTTTTAAGCGCCTCTGGATCATCAGCATGGCCGATGAGGTGCGCGGCTGCATCAAGGTGTGCTTGGGTGTCGATGGGGAATGAGTGATGCGGCCCTGCAAAGTCCTCATCAGCAATCTTGTCGCGCTCCGCTTGAGGAAGCGAGCGGGTAATATCAAGGGTCATGCAACTGCTCCTTCTGCCTGACTCTTTACGTCGGCAAAGACGGCGCGTACCGCGTCAGGCGTGGTGCAGCGCGTCAATTCTTGTGAGATATAGCTATGGATGTAGGGCGGGATGAGGGTGGTAGTGAAGCCACGGATGGCGCGGCCTGCCTTCACATCATCCAGTGCGCGCTCGCGCCAGCGTCGATAATCGGCACTGCTTGCGCGTTGTGCGGCCTTTTTTACGTTCTGCGTGGTTTGGTCTAGCCCATCCGAAGGCGGCGGCTGGTGGCCTTGTGGTGCGTTCTGCTGCCCACTCTCGCTGTCATCCTCATCTCCGCTTGTACCATCATCAGTCTGTGCGGTTGTGACGGATGTAGGAGCCGCAGCCGCGAGGTGCGCCTGCGTCATGGCGGCGCGCACTGCCGTATCGGCAAGGTCGGAAATGACGAAGGGGCCGGTTTTGGTCATCACAAACGCTGGCACGTTCTGATCGTCATAGACCGGCAGGTGCAATGCGATGGCAGCCTGCGTCGGTGACTGAATGCCTGAGAGTACCAGCATGTTGTACGTGCTGGCTTTCATCTGGAAATCTTCTTCGACTTCATAGCCCTTGAATTTGACGACAAAGCGGTTCTCGTTGAAGTATTTCCGCAGGACATAGGTCAACAGGTCTTCATAGCGGCTGATGAGCGGCTGCATTGTGCGGCGATACACCACATTTTCCTGTGACTCTCCTGAACTTTTGTTCACATTCTCGGTGAAGCCGAGTTCGGCCATTGTCAAACCGAAACTGCTGGCGGTGATGTTGAGCAGGAAGGTATCAAAGAGTGTCTGGATCGCCAAATCGTCGGTCGGCAGGTGGATAAAGCCTTTGGGCAGGACTTTCAGGCGCGCACGCTGCATGTCGTTGCCTGCCATGAGCGCGTTCAGGTTGATCTCGAACTCTTCTAACTGATCCTGTGTCCAGGGACTGTCAGACGGAATCTGAATAAAACCAGCCGGTACGCTTCCCTCAGTGAACTTCAAGAGGTCTTTCGATTGCTTGCGCAGCGCCTGGTTGGCGCGCATCAGCACTTTCTCGACGCGGCTTGTGCCATAGAGGCCGTTCGTTTTTTCGGTCTCGATCATGTAGATCAGTTCATCGCCCGAAAGCCACGCGGCGGGGATACCGCCGTACAGGTATTGCTCAAAGGCGGGAAATGGCGGCTCTGGACGCCTGCCACGATCATCGACAAGCGGTTTGACCGTTGAGGCATCGAGAATCTCCAGCGCGTAGAGTGAGCCGTTGTTGGCAAGGCGCGGATAAATCGCCAGCGCGTCGATTTCCAGCGTCTCTTTCGTGGCTAACCGCAGCCACGATTTCATATCGTGCTGTTTATCAGGGTACGCGAACCAATCAGTATAGAAAGCGATGTCTTTGACATACTTCGACCTGTCCAGGTCTTCGGTCTGCAGTTCGGGCCGCAGTTCAATGCTGACCTGGAGCTTGCTCACGTAGTCCAACCACACCTGCACACAGATTTGCGCGCCGTCATACATGCGGGCAATGGCGCGCAGATCGTCGAAGCTGTACTCTTCCTCACCGCGTGGAACCATCGAAATGTTCGTGCCGACAGGGAATGACCACTGGCGCGGCCCTGTGGGTGGCGTGACGCCAGAAATAGGCAACAGTGGCACACCAGGACTATAGAGCGGCGTGGCGGTTTGTGGGTTTTGTGGAGCTAAGGCTTGATACATCACATCCATGATGGCCTGATCGGCAGGCACAAAGTTCGATGCTGCCGAAAGTGGCATCCGGCCCTGCCGCGTGAGCATATCGAGTATCTGAGCCTGCCGCGATTCACTGCCGCCCAGGCGCGTTGGGTCAAAGCGCGACGGCACAAGGCGCTCCATTGCCTGCGCGGCTTGCGCGTTCGGCATAGGCGGCTGCACAGGTGTGGGCGGGAGGATGGTTTGCCCGCCGTTCACAAAGGCGCTGAGTCCGGCGCGCACGCGGCTACCGAAAGAAGGCTTAGACGGCGATTGCACCTGCGAGCTCCTTTCGGCGTGTCTCGCGGGCAGTGAGGCGCTCGCGCAGGTCAGAGGCAAAGCTGTCAAGCGGTCGCACCGGCAGCAGTTCCGTGCCTCCCCACACCAGCGCGTCAATCCTGTCTGGCGACTTTTGCCCGTATTCCCATTGGCACATCTGATCTTCGAGGGCAGGGAATGCGCCGACGTGGTGCGCGCGGCCCTGCTCATAGACCGCGCTGATCGGCTCGGCGCGAATGCGCTTTTCACGGGTCGCGGTGACTTTCTTGTAGGCCACCGCGGGATCAACGGAGTGGACGGTAAGCTCTACCATGTCGCCGCCGTTGTTCGTCTCAGCGACAATGCGGTCGGCATGATACTTGTGGTAGGCCGAGACTGCGGCCACTGCCCATTGTCGCGGCGTCATGCGGCCAGACAGGTCATCCAACACGTACAAGTGCTGGTCGCCGGATAAGCCGATCACCACGATGCCGGTTTCGTCTGAGCCTTCCTCGCTGGTCACAGCGGGGTCAATTGCGACCACAATGCGCACAAGGTCTGGCGCGCGGGTGACACGCAGGCTCTCAATGGCGTCGCGCTTCCACAAGGCTCCCTCGGCGTCCTCTAACAGCACAGCCTCTAATTCCTGGCGTCCGAGGCGCGTGCCTTCGTATTTCGCCACAATCTGCGCAAAGAAGGTCGGCGCGAGGTTCTGCTTATTTTCATACGATGTGCCGCTTGTGACAACAGTGGTAGACTGCGCGATAAGCGCACGAATGAGGCGCGTCGGGCGCGGAGTTGTCGTCGCCACAATTTGTGGGCAGCCACCTAAGCGCAGCCCAAACATAGCTTGATCCCACGCCTCACTAAATCGCCACGCGGCAGGTTCATCGGCCCAAATCTTTTCGTGCTGTGGGCCGCGCAGACTGTCTGGCTCCTCGGCACTGAACGTGGTAGCGATGCAGCCATTAGGCCACGTCAGGCGACGTTTGCTAGGGTTGTAGGCCGGACGAAACCACGATGGAGAAATGGCAAGGATGCCAGATTCCCCCTCCACCATCGTGTCTCGCACATCGGCGGCGGTGCGTCCAATCAGCGCCATGCGCCGCACGCGGCTCTGCTCTGCATGGTGGCGTATCCATTCAGCGCCAGCACGGGTTTTGCCAAAGCCACG